GCGGATGCGGCAGAGTTGGTGGAGTGGCGCGAGCGGTTCGGGCATCTTGCTGATGGTACGCCAGACGGTGTGGCCTGCCTGTTGACGGATACGCTACGCGCCGTCCTCGCCACCCTGCGCGGGAAGGAGAGGACTGGGGCCGCCGCCGAGCGCGAAAGGTTGCGGGGGCTGTGCGAGCCACCCAATCTGCGCGCTGTCGCGGATTCCATTGCCGGCACATCAGCGTGGGGCCGGAAGCACGCCGATGGACGGCGCCACCTCGCCGCCGAATTGGAGAAGCCATGACGGCGTTCATAGCGTTCGCCATTCTCGCGCTGATCGTGGTCGGCGTTGGCGTGGCGATACTGCGGAGGCCCCGATGACCCGCAGGGGAGACGCACTCGGGCCGCTGCCGACTGGCGACTCGGCTACGCCGCCGCAGGGCGGCACGGGTGTCAGCGGCAGAGGCGAGAAGAAGTACGCGATTAACGAAATCTTCTACTCGCTGCAAGGTGAAGGCGCGCGCGCGGGGACAGCGAATGTCTTCGTGCGCTTCGCCGGGTGCAACCTCACGTGCCGCGAGAAGGACGAGGCATCAGGGTTCGACTGCGACACCGAGTTCACGTCGCACGAACGCATGACTGCGGAGGAGATCTGGGAGAAGTGCATGGCGATCACTCCTGTTATCTCACCCGGCGACGGGAAGTTCTTTAACGTCATCTTCACCGGCGGCGAGCCCGCGCTGCAACTCGACGCGGAACTGATGGAGCGCTTCGCTGGCTGCTACAAGGCAATCGAGACGAACGGGACGAAGGCGCTACCGAACGATCTTGACTGGGTCTGCGTGTCACCGAAGACAGCGGAGCATACGCTTGTCCGTTCGTGGCGCTCGCCCGACGAGGTGAAGTATGTCAGGCATCACGGACAGCCGATCCCGCAGCCGATGCTCGCGAGCGGGTTCAAGTTCATCTCGCCCCGCTTCGGAGCGGACGGGAAGGTGGACCGCGACGACTTGGAGTGGTGCATCGACCTCGTGAAGCAGCATCCATCGTGGCGGCTGTCCGTGCAGCAGCACAAGCTCTGGGGGATCAGATGACGCAGGTCGTGACGTGGAGCGATGTAGAGGACGGAGTGCGTGGGCTGCACGGACAGATCGTAGTGGCGACGCAGCGTTCAGCAAAATGCTGGAAGGCGATCTACGGCGTGCCGACCGGCGGAAGTCTAATCGGCGTGATGCTAGCGCAACGATTGAACATGACGATGCTCAACTGCTCGCCGCTTGACCCGGGTGCTCTGCTCGAATCGCATGAAGTGCTGGTCGTAGACGACGTGCTGGACAGCGGAAAGACCATCGCGCCGTTCATCGACGCGGGCTTCGACTGCGCTGTGCTCGTCAACAAAAGCGAAGACGCGCGATTCGATAACGTCTACAAGGGGCTGGTCGGCCCGCCGTCGTGGCTGTCGCTCCCGTGGGAGAACACGAACGGCGATCCGCACGACGCGGTGACGCGGTTGTTGCAGTTCATCGGCGCTGACCCGAACGCGGACGGCCTGCGCGACACGCCGCGCCGGGTGTGCGACGCGTTGAAGGAGAGAACGGCGGGGTACGGTGTGGACATCGCGGACCTGTTCAAGACGCAGTTCGACTCGCCCTGCCAAGAGATGATCGTCGTGGGAGACATCGACTTCGTCTCGACGTGCGAGCACCACCTCATGCCGTTCATCGGTAAGGCGTGGGTCGGGTACATCCCCGCAGATCGAGGCACGTCGGTAGCAGACGGGTACAGGGTCATCGGCCTGAGCAAGCTCGCGCGGCTGGTGGATGCCTGTGCGCGCAAGCTCCAGATGCAGGAGCGCATGACCGACGAGGTGGCGAAGGGCATCGAGTATCACCTCAAGCCCCTCGGCGTCGGCGTTGTCGTGCGAGCAAAGCACCTGTGCATGACGACGCGTGGACCGTGCAAGCAGAACTCCGAGACGACAACCTCGTCTCTGCTCGGGGTGTTCCGCAAGGATCCTGCGGTGCGCGCTGAGTTCTTGTCCATGATTATGAAGTGAGAGGAGAACAGATGAAGGATCTATTCACGCCTGACGTGCCGACGTGTCCGCTGTGCGGCGCGGTTGGCTACACGAGCGAGCATCCCGGATGCCCGGGCGCGAGGAATCTAGAGGAAGGCAAGCGGTTACGAGATGAAGGCATTGCGTCGGTCTCGTCCAACACGTCCGAAGAATATAAGCGGGAGTTCGCCGCACTCGTAGGCGCGTGGCTCACTGAACGGCGCGACTGGACCTCGGAGGACGTCACGGCACGGATCGGGTTCCCGCCCCAAACGCATCCGAGCGCCATCGGCGCGCTGACGCGCGGGATGGCGGTACGGTTCGGGGCGATCAAGGTTGGACGAACAAAAGCGCAGAGAGCGATTTGCCACGCGGCTGAACTCACGATATGGGGATGGCGGGCATGACGCCCGAGGCGCGCACGATCGCTTACCTCAATCGGCTCAACGTATACGCGGAGAAGGTGACGTGGTGGGCGCATGGTCGTTTCCATGACCCGCTCGGGTTCATGGACGTACTCGCGTTGCCGCACGGCTACGGTGGGTCGCTGGCGATCCAAGCAACAACGCTGTCCAACGTGTCGGCGCGCGTGAAGAAGATCCGCGCGCTGGAGACGGCGGCGAAGTGGCTCGACAACGGGAACAGGATCGAGGTGTGGGGATGGAGCCCGGAAGGATGTGCGAGAGAACGGCTCCGCGTGGTCAGGATCGAACGAGTCGGCAGACGCATGAAGGCAGTTGAACTCTGACACGGAGGAGAGAGAGCATGAGCAACGACGATGAAGTGAGATTCAAGCGAGTCGCCGTGGGCATCTACGAAGAACAGGGCGTCAAAGACAACCTCTCGAAGCCTGAACTCACGCCGGAGCAGCGAGAGAACTTCACGAAGATCGCAACGGCTGCCTACCAGAGCGTCACGAGTGGCGCGAGTATCCTCGAGCGGTTCGGTGTGCCGGGACCAATCGTTGTGGCGATGGTCACGGCGCAGGTCAAGAACCTCGGGTTACTGTACCGGTGTCTCGGGCTGGACTGCGTTGAGATAGACGCGCGCGCGAAGTCGGTCACGGACGCGTTCCGTGCGAAGGCCGCAGCCGAACGCGAGACGCCGCAGCCTGCTGCGGCGGTCGAAGGGCAGACAATCCCAATCGAGTCGCTGCCGCCGGTGACGCTGACAGATGAGCAGAAGAAGTGGCTGATCGAGTGGCTGATTAACTCGTGCGACGACGAGAAGGTAAGCGGATGAGCGCCCCGCGCGAGAGCGTCTACAGAGTGGACGTCACGCTCCACGTACTCGGAGCGGAGAGCGCCGGGGATGCCCTCAAGAGACTGGAACTGGCTACGGCCACGGTCGGAAAGGACCGAGTGATTATCGTGTGCGTCGACAGAGTCGAGTTGATCGGTATGAGGGTGAAGACATGAAGGGCGCGCGACGGAAGAAGATCATCGAGTGCCCTGCGCGCCATGCAACGTCGTGGGTGCTGTGCGAGGAGTGCGTCAAGCGGTACGTCGCTCGATGGCTGCGCTCCAAGGCGAAGCAGGGAGACGCGGACGCTCGCATGGCCATCGAGTGGCTGATCGACGACTGGCGCGAAGAACACCCGATCTAGATCTAGATCTAGATCTTGATCTTGTTTCTGTAGTACTGATCTGCGTTGCTAAGCTGGCTGCGCACCTTGTCAGCCTGTGATCTGCATGGTGGCGGGGTAGAAAAGCCTACAAACCGAGCCGTCACCATGCAGTTGCGGTAACCCCTCCAACACCCAACCCGTTCAGTCTGCTACTCTTGCCGACGATGGATTCCGATTCTTCCCGTCCAAAGACGCCAGCAGACGAAGCCGCGCTGCCTCCCTCGAAGCGCACGCTCAAGCCGTACCGCAAGATCGACGCGGGGTTGAAGAAGCGGTTCATCGAGCACATGGAGCAGGGAGCGACGCGCGAGGTAGCTGCGCGCCTGTGCAACGTGACCTCTCGCGCTGTTCGCTACGCGATGAAGCGCGACAAGAAGTTCTACGCCGCGACGTGCGAAGCGCGGGACTTCGTGGACGACCAGGTTGAGTTGAAAGCCCTCAAGCGTGTCCAAGAAGGCAGCGACACGATGATCATCTGGTGGTTGAAGAACCGCCGTCCGCTGGTGTGGCGTGACCGTCACGAATACGAGTACATCACGGCGAAGGAGACGGCGGAGAAGAACGAGTACCGTGCAACGCTCTCGGACGACGACGAGGTCCAGACGAATGGCAACGAAGATACTCCGCTTGCCCCCGTTGTACCGCTACCAGCGCGCGCTATACAAAAACCTAAAGCGTGAAGTCGTCACGCTCTCGGCCCCGCAGATCGGGAAGACGGTCGGCGTCGCGTGCTGGCAACTCGCCTACGCGTGGGAACACCCGGGGTCGCTGAACTGGTGGGCCTCTCCGACGTTCGAGCAGACGGACCCGGGGTTCCTCACGCTCAAGCGCCTTGGCAAGAGCGCCGGGGTCATCGTCGCAGCAAAGGAACATCACCCGCGACGGCTAATCCTCACCAACGGCGCGCGGTTCTCGTTCAAGTCGTGGGACGAGCCCGAGAACCTGTCTGGTCCCACGATCAACTCGCTGGTCATGGACGAGGCGCACGAGATCACCGAAGAGGCCTACCGCATTCTGACCGCGCGCCTGTCTGCAACGCACGGTCCCATCCGCGCCATCGGCAACGCGGGCTCCGTGGAGGACTACTTCAAACACCTGTGTGACCTCGCCTCCGACACAGAGAACGCGGACATGATGGCGTTCATCAAGTGGACGTGGCACGACAAGCTCGCGGCGTTCGAGGAGATGGGCAACGAGGTGGGGGCAGCGGCGTACAAGGCGGAGATGAACGGGAACCGACGCAAGCTCTCGGACATCACCTTCCGCTGCACGTACGAGGCGGAGTGGAGGGAGTCCTCGGACGCTGTCTTCTCCGACGTGCAGGAACGCACTACCCTCGACGTGAACAACCGGGCCGAGTCGGGCAAGAGATACGTCATCGGGTGGGACATCGCGCAGTCGGTTGACTACACGGTGGGCGTGCCCGTGCCAGCGGGCGAGGAACGGTCGGACGTGAGGCATCTGGTCCGCTTCCACAAGATCGGGTATCCTGAGTTGGTCGAGAGGATCGAACGCTACTCCGCGAGGTTCAACAATGCGCTCAACGTCGTCGAGGTCAACGGTCCCGGCAAGGCCGTACTCGATTCGTTGCAGAACCGAGGGAGGTGCGAAGCGATCGGGCACGTCACGACGAACAAGTGGAAGTCCCACGCCGTGAACATCACAGCGGGCGACATTCAGTGGGACCGGATGCGCTTCGCCCCGCTCCCCCCGTTGCAGTCCGAACTCATGTCCTTCCGACTCAAGCTCACCCCCGGAGGCGTGTCGTCCTACGGAGCCCCCATCGGCAAGCACGATGACTGCGTCATGGCCCTCGTGATCGCCAACCACTACGCGCAACAGTATCAGGGTCCGGCTGTGGTCATGGTCGGGGAGGAAGACGATGGGCTTGCTTGAGCGTGCTGGCCGCTACCTGTTCCCCTCCTCGTCCGAGGTCGCACACGCCGTCACCGAGATGACCGAGGCGTGGTCGAAGGGCATGATGTCTGCCGACCAGTTGTACCGTCGCGGGCTTGAGGCGCAGCTAGGCACGTCGAAGGTCACCAGCCCGTACACTCAGGTCTTCGCCGTCTACGTCGCCGTGTCGCGCAAGTCGCAGAGCGCAGCGTCGGTTCCGTGGTGCCTCCAGACGCGCACGCGCACGGGTCGCAGAATCGAGTCGGAGGTCGTCGAGGTGCACCCGCTCTACGATCTCATGTCCCATCCGAACGACACCATGGTCGGCTGCCAGTTGTTCGAGGCCACCTACACGTTCCTCGAACTACGCGGTTGCGCGTTCTGGTTCCTCGACGGTATCGCGGGGCGTGAACAGAAGGCACCCAAGCGCATCCGGCTCCTCATGGGCGCGGTGAAGGTGGGGAAGCGCAACGCAGCGGGCGACGTGGTGACGTGGGTCGAGACGGACGAGGAGGGGAAGAAGACCGAGTACCCCGCCGAGCGCATCGTCCCGTTCAGGTACTTCCATCCAGAGAAGGCCGACGAGGGTCTTGCCCCGTTGACCGCAGCGGCGGGTTCGTACCGTCTCTCGTGGTCGTCGCAGGTCGGGCAGAACAAGTTCTACGAGAACGGCATGATGCCCCCGTTCTACGTCAAGCACACCGGCGACACGAACCCGACGAAGGAAGACCGCTTCGTCATGCGGAAGGAGTTCGACCAGCAATACAAGGGGCTGCGCCGCTGGTGGCGCGTGCCGATGATGTCCAAGGGCTTCGAGCTTGCGAGCATCGCCGTGAACGCGCGCGACGCGGAGTGGATGAACACGCAGAACCTGACGACGAAGCAGATCCTCGCGGTGTTTGGTGTGCCGCCGTCGATTGCCGGGTTCACCGAGGACGCCAACCGCTCGATCACGGTCGAGGAGCGGAGGCAGTTCTGGGGCGGGACTATTCGTTCGACCTCAGACCTCGTTGCCGCGTCCATTCAGGCGCACCTCATCGAGAAGTTCTGGCCCGGACTCGCGTTCGCCTACGAGTGGCAGAAGAAATTCGCAGAGGTCATGCCCGAGGAGCTTCGTGAGGCGGTCAAGAGCGCGCACACCATGATCAGTGATGGGGTCGCGCCCGTGCAGGCGTATGAGCTTCACGGCGTGACGCTCGACACGACCGACGCCCCGCACCTTGAGATCGGGTGGCTGCCGATGTCCGTCGCTCCCGCGCACGTCCTCATGGACGAGTCGATGTACGAGACGCCCGCGCCCGAGCCGTTCGACGACGACGACGAAGTCCCGGACGACGACGACGACGACGAGGACAAGACGCGCACCATTCGTCGTGCGGCGAGCAACATGACGCGCGTGAAGTACGGCCTCGAACGACGTGCCCTCGGTGACTGGCGAAGGTTCCTGACGTGGTTCGAGCGCGAGACGCTTCAAGACATCCGAGCAGCGTCGAAGGCGAAGGTTGACGAGACGGCTGTAAAGTTCATGCGCGCTATCGTGAAGGCCGCAGCGAAGGCCGGATGGACCCTCACGGCGAAGCAGGTGAAGGTCGAACTCAACTTCTCCACGACCGACCCCGCCGTCCGCCGTATCCTCGAACGCCGCGAGCAGTCGATCACGGACGCATCAACGACAGTGCAGAAGCGAGTGCGCGAGACGGTCAGTGCGGGGTTGAAGGCTGGCGAATCGACGCCTCAGATCACGTCCCGCGTCCGGTCGTTCTTTGCCACCGAGCGCGTGGGCAAGGCGCGTGTCGTGGCGAAGCAGGAGACGGCCTCTGCCTTCGGTGAGTCGAGGTGGGAGGTCATGCGGGAGGCCCAAGTCTGGGGCACCGTGTGGAGAACGGCAGGTGATGACGACGTGCGCCCGACGCACGCAGCGCAGGAGGGCGAGGTGAGGAGGTTGGACGAACCGTTCTCCAATGGGCTACGCTTCCCGTTGGACCCTGCTGGAGACGCGTCTGAGACGATGGGTTGCAGGTGCGATACTGAGCCCGTCCTCGTGGAGCCGTGACGATGATCGAGATGGTGTTGAGGGACCTCAAGGATCTGAGGGAAGCGTACTCCGCAGCGATCGCGTGCGCGGTCGAAGCGACGCGGTACTGGGTCGGTCACGACGACAGCCTCGGCGACCTCGCGCGCAGGGGTCGTCTCGTGAAGCGCGAGCTTCCGAGCGGCGGCTTCATCCTGCAAATCGAGAAGACCATCTCGTTTCCACTCGACGCGAAGGGAGTGAAGGTTGAAGACCGCGTGGTGACGAACGTCACGACCAGCGACTCGTCCGAGGACCGCTACCGCGACACGATTCAGGCGAGCGGGTGGAAGCTCAAGAACTTCCGCAAGAACCCCGTCATGCCCGTCGACCACTCGTACCGTGTCGAGAGCCTGACCGGCACGTGGACGCGCATGGAGATCGTGGGAGATGGCGCGGGGAAGAGCCTGCAAGGTGACGCGCTGTTCCTGCCCGAGGGCGTTGACAAGATGGCGGACATGACGTTCGCCAAGATCGCGCACAAGGCCCTGCGTACCGTCTCGGTCGGCTTCCAGTCCACGAAGCGCGAGGAGCGGAAGGACGACACGGGCAGCTTCATCGGCTACAACTTCCTCGAACAGGAATTGCTCGAAGTCTCGTGGGTGGCCGTGCCCGCGAACGCCAACGCCATCATCCACGACCTCACCCCGGACGGAACGCTGGAGCAGGAAGCTGACGGCTCTGCCTTCGACGTGTCCGCGCTGAGCGAGTTGGAAACCCGAACACGGGCCGGGGTCATTCTCGCCCGCCTAACCAACAGGGAGTGAAGAACGTCATGGCTCTCAAGCGGACAACGGACGAAATCCTCGAAAGCATCGACTGCAACTTCAACACGATGCTCGAGGAGTCCCGTGCCGCCAACGCGCGCGCCGAGCAGCTTCGCAAGGACTTCGAACCGAAGATCGCGGAGATGAAGGCGCTGGCCGAGGCGCAAGGGAAAGAACTCGTGCTGCAGAAGGAGTACGTCGAGAAGGTCGAGGCGCAGTTGGACAAGGCGCGCTTCAACACCGGCGGCTCGGGCGTGACGGAGAGCGATTCCTTGCTCAACGCCCTGCCGGAGAAGGTGCGGCGCTTCGCGTCGTACTGCCGGTCGATGGTCGTGCCGGATGCGCCCGATGAGAAGACGGTCGATCTTCCCCGTGACCACTCAGGGTTCACCCCCGGGGCGATCAAGGTGTACGACGACGACTACCGCATGGGGCGGGTGAGGACGGCCATCGGTCGCTTCCGTCACGCGGACCCCGTGCGGTACGCCGCGACCATCTCGTGGCTGTTCCACGTCGTGAAGATGCGCCTGTGCTCCATGTCCTCGGACATGAAGGGGACGCAGGAGCATCGGGACATCCTCGACAAGCTCACGGTCGCCATGGGGGGATCGCCCAAGCGGAACACCAAGGGCGAGTTCGAGATGTTCCCCGACGTGGAGGAGCGTGTCGCTCTGCAGGAGAACACGGACAGCGAGGGAGGGTTCCTCGTCCCGACGCTGGTGTACAACGTCATCGGGTGGCTGGCGAGGGATGCCGAGGTCACGCGGTCAGCAGGAGCAACGGTAATAACGATGGTGGGGGACAAGCTCGAACTGCCCCGCCGCACCGTGGCCGGAGCACCGACGACGCAGTACCCGAACGAGGAAGCGGCGTTCACGGACGGGTACACCACTGGCCCGTTCGACATCGTGACGCTGAACGCGTCGAAGCAAGGCGCGATTCAGCCGCTCTCGATGGAGGTGCTGCAGGACGAGATCACGGCGATGGGTCTGCTGGACTTCGTGCTCGCGGACTTCGTGAACGATATGGGCGCGCGCTTCGACTTCCAGACCTACGAGGGCAGCGGAACGCCCTTCACCGGTCTGCTGAACGCGGCGGGCGTCACGGTCGTGCCGAAGACCCCGGCGGCGATGGTCCCCAACGACATCATCCGCCTGATCTACGGCAACAGGGAGCGGAGCACCATCGACGCGGGCGTCATTTTCTGCAACCCGTTGCTCGTCCGTGACCTGCTGCTGACGAACTTCGGGGCGAACAACCCGGCGTTCCTCTGGTCCTCGTCGCTGTCGTCCGATGGGTTCACGCCCACGGTCATCGGTGGCAAGCGGATCTACACGTCCAACCAGCACTCGCTCACGCTCGGCGGCGGGACCGAGGGCTACTGGTATCACGGCGACCCGGCGGAACTGTGGATCGGGGATCGGCTCGGGGCGAGCTTCGTCGTGAACCCGTGGGCGCGTCAGGAGTTCACGCAGGCGCAGGTCCTGTGTCGTGTCCTGCGTCGTGTCGCGTTCACGCCTCGGGTGACGTGGAAGTGGGCACGCGGGGAGGACATCCAGATCACACCGTAACACCGCCGCAGTAGAAAGGGACGGGGCGAGTGGTCCGGGCTCTTGGCGGGGTCAGGCCACTCGCCCCGTAAACCAGCAACGGGTCATTGAGCATGGAGGTAGAGCGAGATGTTCATCAAGATGCGGAAGACGATTGCAGAAACGAATCGCACGTGGGAGAAGGGCAAGCTATACAACGTCTCGATCACGCGCGCGCAGGCGTTCACGGACAAGGGCGAAGCGGACGTGGTGCCGAAAGTGCGGATCGTCGATGGCGTCATGGAGGAGTACAAGGACGGTCAGCAGTTCAACACCGATCGGTCGCTCAAGCAGGTGCGGCGTCCAGCGAAGGACTTCGCAGGCGACACAGGCGACGACGAGGACGAAGACATCACGCGCAGCACTCCGGTCATCGAGGACCGCGCGATTCACGAACCACCGAGAGGGAAGGGACGCTGATGCCAGCCAATCTCGCAGGACGAAGCAAGACAGTGGTCGGCATGGAGCCGACGAACACGAACGCCACCATCCTCGGGGCCGTGATCGATTGCAAGGGCTACGAGCATGTCCTCCACATCATCAACGTGGGCGTGCTGGTCGCGGGCGGGTACGACGTGAAGATTCAGGACTGCGACACGTCGGGCGGAACATACACAGACGTCACCGGAGC